ATCCTGAATAGGTGTAACTGGATGTTGCTGTGAATCTGTGCATCTTGCCATGCGAGAAGCGTTTTCGTACTGCTGTGCCATTAACTGCATTGATGCGGCACTATCTCTAATAGCAGGAGCAAAGTCCATAGCCAAGCGATACTCTAGCATCTTAGTAAAGTATGCAGGGAATGTGCTTTCTGCAACATTAGCAATATAATCAATAAATACGTTTGGATTCCAGTTGGTAGGCTCTGTATTTGTTCCAGAGCTATAGGTTTGGTCAAAGTTTGAGTATATTTTGCCCTCAATAATCTGATATGGGACACTTGGATTAACTTTAATTAAAGTAATTAAGTCGGTAGGCAAAGTGTATTTTGCGCTCCACTCTGTACCTGTAACTGTGTCCTGATTATTACCTGTGCTGTCTACCTTAATGGCTACCTTCTTTCTTGCAAATCCCCACCTGTACTTTGAAAGCTCGTTTTGTACTGTAGAATCGTACAAGCCATTAGCAACTGTATGCGCTCGTGTCGAACCTGTAAGGGAATCTATCGGTAGGTCGCCAATAAGTATTAACGCATTTTGAATTAAGCCTAACTTAGTAGCCATCTATAACCTCAAGTTGTAAAAGAAAAGGGGGGCGAACCCCCCCTTTGGGTGTTACTTATGCGCCTGAAACGGCAACGCCTGCACCAACATCAACTGTAGTGCCATTGTTACTTTTTACATAGGTAACCAACTGAGAAGCAGCTAAATGAGTGTCAGTGTCAATAAGAACAATAACATCTCCTACTTTCAACTCGTCTGCCGCATCATCAAAGTAAGTTGACGCGCCAGTTGTAGCAACAGGATCAGTTGAGGCATAAACGTACAAGGCACGACCAGTGCCAGTGCCGCCACCAATTTTACATAGATTATCTCTTGAAAAAGCCATGATTATAAACTCCTATTAAGTATCATATTTAACTTTAACCAAACCACCTTCATCACGAACAACTGCGCCTGCTTTAAGCATGCCGTTGCACAAGTATGAAGTACGCTCTGGTACATAGTCGATTGAAGTTTTCATGTCGATTCCAACAGCAAGACCAACAGCATCTTTACCAAAGAACCACGCTTCGTAGTCGCCAGAGTCTACCTTTAAGCCGCCTTCTGATCGGTCATCAAGAACGATGAAACGGAAACCGCCAAAAGTATCAACTTCGCCATTTACTAACGCTTTAACATTGTTGTGGTCAAAACTGCTGATTTTACTATCAGCTAAAAGACCTGCTAGACCTGTGCCATTAACTACAGCAAAAAGCTCTGAGCTTCCAACACCTTGTTTTACAAGCTCTACTTTAGCGTCAATAACGCCTTGAGCTGACAAGGTACCACCATCATCAATAGCAGTAGTAAGAGGAGTTGAAGCATCCATAGCGTCAATAACAAGCTGATCGCATCTACGACCTAGAGCGCCTGCAATAGTTTGAGCTAGTTCTTGCTTCTCATCAAAGTTTACTTCAGCCGCATCAAAGATGTCAGTGTACTCTGGAGCATTCCAGTTCTGAAGAGTTGCAGTTTTGTATTCGTGACCTACAGCCATTGGAACTACTAGATCAGAAGTTGCTTTTTGGTTAGCAGTACCTTTGCCCATTTTGCGGAACTTGTAAGTATCGCCAACTACATTGTTGCGTACAGTAACAGCAGGCTTCAAAAGACCTTGCCCCTGATACGCGTGTTTTACTAAGCTGTCAAATTCTTGAGCAGCTACACTAGATAAAGTTGCACTCATTTTAATATCCTCGAAAAAGAGATTTAGTTTAAAAGTTTTTCAAGGTTTTCGCTGAGTACCCAGTAAATTGGTCAGCATCCAACCTAAATTTACCGAGCCTAAAGGAATAGGGTATTCGATGCCCCAATTATACACCGAATACCCCTTTTATGGCAATTACTATTCTGCAAAGCTCTTCATCATTTCCTGTACTTTGCGCTCATGGTTTATATCTACGCTACGGAGAAGATTTCCATTTTCATCTTTCTTGAACATTTCAGACTCAACATCCGCCCATGTAAGCCCCTGTGGATGCGCTCCGCCCTCGATGGGTAGTTTCTTTGGGGCAAGAGCAGTGATCAGCTTTTCAACAAGAATAACTGACTCGCCCGTTGTTACCAAGTCCCTAGTCTCTTCATAAGCACTTGCATCAAGGTTATTTTTCAAAAACCCCTCTACAGTTTTAATGCGCTGTTGTGCATTATCGCCCAGTTTGGCTATTTCATTTTCTGCTTCGACTTCTTCAGCTACTCCACTTTGAGCATTCAATAGCTCCCACGCTCTATCAAAACTAGCTTGGTTCATGTTTGACTCTTTAGCAAACTCCAGTAGCTCATTAGCTAGAGCATCATCTTTCTCAACGCCCTCTGCTAATTGATAGCCTTCTTTAGGCGCACCAGTGAAGCCACCAAACTTCTTTTCTAGCTCACTATAGGCTTTAGCCTGCTCTGCTACAGACTTGTACTTATCGCCCTTATACCATTCTGGGGTTTCTCCACTACCCTTAATACCTTCTGTTAGAAAATACTCGCCTTCAGAAAGTTCTGGAGTGGCGCTATCTAACAAGGTATCGGCAGTAGTTGTTTCTTCTACTACGGCTTGTTCTTCTGACATAATAAACCTCTATAATGTTTCTGCATTTTGGATTTGGTTAATAATAAACTTAATCACCCCCGCTTCACCATCATGGTAAGCAGACTCATAATTTACATTGGGCGAGTTAAAAGGAGTGTCATTAGAGTAGATAAAACGCTTAGTTAAATCCTCTAATACACGTTTGCCATCATCTGTGGCTAGACAACGATGATACGCTTTTGCCAAATCAGTAATAGCTTGGCGCTGTTTTGCATTAGCCTTTTTTGAAGCCTCATCATCAGGCGAGGCTTCATTTATTTGTTCCCAACTCATTCAGTTGCAGGCATTCCTTGCTGTACCATCTGCGCCCCTGCTTGTACTACTTGCTGTTTCTCAGCATCAGATCTTACCAACTCAGCAGGCATACCAGTCTTTTCAGCAACCCAAGTTCCAAAGTCCTCTAACCTGAATCCGATCTTAGCCTGATCTGGTCCTGCATTCTGTAATACAAACTGTACGGCTTGCTGTACGCTTAGAATATCCTCTCCGTCTTGTGCTTTAGCCAAAGGAGACAAGAATTTAATATCGACCTCTCTCCCGCCCAACTCAAGAGACTGTATTAGCCCTCTGCGAGTAAGAATATGAACTACTCTCTTAAGGATAGGGATTAATATTTCAGTTTGCAACCTTCCAAATGCAGAGCCAATACGTTTTGCTAGTTCTCTCGACTCAATAGCCACCTCTGTAGCAGACCTAACTGGGGCGGCAGGATCTCGCAAGTCATTAAAGAACGCAGTCTTAATGGCTTTTTGTAGCTCTAATATCTCAAACTGCGCTAATTGCAGGTTTGTGCCTGTATCTAAACGCTGTATAGACGGATTTGACGAGTTATTAGAACCAACTGGAATAACAACCCCTGGGCTTATAACGATATTATAGGGATTTGTTACGCCATCATCAGTAGCGGTATACATACCTGCTAGGTCTATGGCGGCTTTCTGTAGAACAAACTCCTTAACCTTGTTAAGTGATCGCACATCAGGCAAACATTGTAGCGCAACGCCACGCCCTCTAGTCTCGCCTGCACATTTGGTATATCGACCAGTCACGAATGGACTAGAACTGCCAAAGTCTTCCTTCCATGAAATTCTGTCTTCCCCCTTAACCCATACGCATCCGTAATAAGTATCCTTTTTAGGCAGATAGACAACTCCCTCTGATACCTCAACCATCATATCAGGGCTTTTAGAAATCTTATTGCGTACTTCTTCTGATGGCTTAAAGCCAACCCATGTACGCTCCAAGTCTCTAGCCTTAAGCTCGAACCTTCTCCAGTGCGTTTCTACAGTGCCATTAACGCCTTCCTCAAACGCTATTCCTTTCTGCGGAATAGCATGAAAGCTAATAGGATTTTCAGGGTCATCAGACTCGTCAATCTTCATGGTAGCCGTACCTATGAGAAGATCAAGCGATGCCTCATAGAACTGCGTAGCAAAGTTAGAGCGATTAATGTAGTCAAAAACTATCTCTGCTTGTTTTTGTAAGTTATCCCTAACATCCTCTAAAGACACTCCAACATCTTCGCTTTCTAGCAACTGAACAACTTGGTTAGCAGGCTCAAAGGTAGCCCACCTACTCCAAATAGGGGCAATAGATTCTTGTAGTTTACTTGCTCCAATCTGGATGGCTTCAAGGCTAGTGCTGTCGAAGATTTTGTCCATCTTCTTCTGACCTTTTACTTTTGATCCAAACAGGCTTCTTTGTGGCAAAAAGTAATCATAAGCATCCTCAAGTGTATCAGCCCATTGAGCCATCTCGCTGAATGCTCTTGCCTCTCTGCGTTGCAGGTCTTTAAGAGAACCTAACTCTGATGGTAGCTTCATCGTCTCCAATCCCATTTATTTAAGAGATGTTTTCTCGTAGCCTTACTGGAAGTAAATCTGCCTGCGTAAGCGCCACTATGTTGCTTTTCCATAATTTTGCCCACAAGCGCCCCCAGTTTGGTTTTTGGAAACTGGAATGTTTTGGTTTCTGGTGCAACATTCTCAGGCAATGCGCCTGCTTCTGGCGGTTTAGCCAGTAATGATTCTACGCCAGTAGTTCCCTTCCCTGCTTGTAGCTTTAATCGCTGTTCTTGCAATGCTGTTTCTTCGTCTAGCTCACGAGCCTGCCTGCGCTCAACTGCCGCTTGTCGGGCTGTTTTCTTTGGTGCTTTTGGTGTGCTACCCATTGGTTCGCCTCATATATTTATATAGCTGAAAGGGCGTTAAAATAAACGGATTATTTATACCTAAAACTTGTTTACAATGCCCAACGCAAGTATTGAGCATAAACAGTCCCCTTTTACAGGTTTTTGGCTTATACCCAACTAGAATAAAACTGTCACCGATTATATCATTTTTGCCTACTGTATTAAACAAATCATAACTTTGATAGGTTTTGCTTTGATATATATAGCGCCCATTGCTAGGCTTTAACACTGAGCAGTGCCTAAACCCTTTCTTTAAGAACCAAGACCACCAATACCCATGATCATCAGTAAATGCTATGTATGTATCATGCTTAGTCATTAAAATACCGAAAAGTCTAATTTAGCTGTCGCATTCTTTTTAAACCCACCATGCCTAGTCAGTGCCTGCCTTCCCTCTCCCTCGCCCTGTAAGGCGTATTCAAGAGCTTCTACTGGGTGCGAGTATTCATTCTTATCAGGCTCATCAGTGTAATGCTCTCCTGACTTCTGCACCCTTCTATAGCAGAACCCGCCCTGCAAGCCTTTACGAATCATAGAGGCTTTAGGCAGTACCATAAATCGAGGCTTGCCATCCATGCACATTTCTTTCA